GATTGCCAGGCAAGCGAACCCACAACCCGTCAACTCGAATTCCCCAATGCACCAACGGTTCACCTTTGAGGGAAAGGCTATGTTTATGTATGTGAATCATCGTGACCTCTTGAACCGCTGCGACAGACGCGCAACGATCTGCGCATTAGGGTTGTTGGCCCTAACTCGCAAGTGCGCCACCGTCTTTGGGGGTACCGGGTACAGAAACCGAATGTACTGCCGTAGCCACAGCGGCTCACCCGAGAGCGCCGCCGTGGGAGTGAGCAGAAAGTTCAGCAGGCCTGCTGCGCGAAGGATCTTGTAGAACTCGTTGTCGTGCGGATCATTCTCTGACACAAGGGTTTTGTGTGTCGGGTCGGTGTCCACTGTGACCTGGCCGTCGCTGGCGAATATGGGGCCAACCTCTTGGGTGCGTTCCATGATGTTGTCTTGGACAAAAACCGTTCCCTCGCAGTCGGTTAGCAGGTACTCGACGTAGCTGCCGATGTCGCCGGTATTCGGAATGGCAAGTGTCCCATGGTAAAAGCCGTCTTTGTCTGGTGCGCCAGCTTTGGCTGCGAGCCACGGCATCGTCATGAGCGACGGCGTGCTGTAGTACGGTACAGGAGAAAGCCAGTTGATGTCCCAGATGGCTTGGTTGTTGTCGTAGGCAACGGGGTCTGACTTCTGTGTGGTGTCAACGGTTTTCGCGGGCCACACCTGTATCCAACGCCAACCTGAGAAACGTGTAAACACTCCGAACCACCCTCCATGCACCTCGTCTTGCCCTGTCCACCAACGATCCTCGCATGCACGGTAGGTGATGTTGTTCATGCCGGGTCGTCCGATATAGACACGCAGATTGATCTTGCGCGCAAGGTAATTCACGCGTTCGATGGTCGAGCCGAACTGGTACGCGCTCTCGGTTGTGACCTGCTCGAAGAACAGGTGTTGCTCGCCTTGTATGTTCTCGTGTAGGCGCACACCTTCACGACCGGCGAGTGGCCCGTTTAGGTGAAAGACGTTGCCCGAGTGGTCGATAAAGACCATGACGGTTTCCATGGCCTGCAACGGATATGGGAAGTCTTCGATATGTTCGTATGTCGCAACAACTTCCGGTCGCAGATAGTCTGCACTCGGAATGTTGAGATACGGTTGCGCCGGTATCGGAATTGCTTGTGTCACTGCGGGAGTCCTCCTGTGAAGCCGTGCAGGGTCGAGTTCTGCGCATTACGTTGTTCATGCACTGGTGCCATAATCGTTGAAGGGTCAACTCCCGCAGTAACATTGATCGGCATATAGTCGCCTTGCACAACCTGAGCAGGTCCCGGTAGCGGACCTGCCGGTGCCCCGAACGGGCCAGGCGGTTGTGTCGCAACGATGTTGGGTCCGCTGCTCACGCCGCTGGCTTTCGGTAACGTAAGTCCAAGGCTCCCAGACAATCCCGACAACATTCCGCCGCTACCTGCTGGCCCGCCACCTTGTTGATCCCATCCTTCGATAGGCTGAAAGCCGGTCATACCGGTATGGCCTTTGCCGATTTCGTCGGCCCATGCGTTGGCCGTGCCCATAGCCCAACTTGCCGCTCCCGTAAGGAGTTTCACCGCTCCCCACTCCCACGGCGGCTTGGCAAACAAGTCACCAAAACCGAGTTCCTGTCCTATACCACCGAGCAGCGACGAACCAAGCTGTTGAAACTCTTGAGCGCCAACAGCTTTCGGCACCTGCTGGGAACCGCTTGTGCCACTTGGCTTTTTGTACATCGACTCTTGTTGCTTGCGTTCCGCGTCGGAGATGTTGTCATTCTGCTGGCTACGCTCGCGCTGCGATTTGCCCAATTGGTATGTGGCCTCGTCCAATTGGTCATTGAGTTGCTTGCGCTTGTCGTCGGCTGCCCTCTGCTCGTCAGGCGTGAGCGGAAGAGGCTTACCCGTAAGTTCCCCTGTCTTATCCGAGACTCCGACTTTCCCAATCTGCGCCTTGATGTCCTCAATCTTCTTCTGCTGCTGGGCAATTGAATGATCCATGTCTGCCGCACGGTCTTTCGCGTCCTGCACAGCTTTCTCAGCTGACCGCTGCTGGTCGTAGGTCTCACCGCCATACACGCCGCTTCCACCGTATTGCCCTGGCAGACCAGGATATTGGAGGTCACCTGCTTGCCCGAGCGGCATGTAGTAATGCGATGTGAACGCCGGATCGTCAGCGCCGGTGCCTCCGATACCACGATTCTGTGCAGCCTGCTCACTGCCCCAATTGAACGGTGTGCCACCAGGTAACGTTGCCTGAGTGTGGTGGCTGTTGAAGCCAACTCGGAAGTCACCAGGGCCACCCTCGCCCGGTACGAAACCGTGCGACTGAAGCCATTGCGCCTCGTTGCCGGTGAACATTCCAGACGGCGCGGTGAGGCCACGGCCCTCTAGGTGGTTCACCAAAGCTTCTATGGCGGAAGAACAATCAGCTAATCCCTTGGACAGGTCGTCGCGCTTCTCGCCGGGATCTGCGTAGTGACCAGATGGCACACCTCGCAGTATCGCCATGTCGAGGGTATCAGCAGCGCCGCCTTGGTCGAATCCCTTGGCCCCCTGGTGAAGTGCCGAAATCAGCCAGCCATGCTTATCGACTGTGTCTGTGTCCCATACGTATTCGCCTCTGGTGAGCATGGCGGGTATATCGTCTACGCCACCGCTGCCGCCTGTGACAAGGGAACCTGTACCGTACTTGCGCTTACCGAGTATCGCATCCCAGTCTGGACCCATAAAGTAGTGCGGCGCACCAGAATTCAGTGTGTGCCCGCCCGGTATCTTCAGGTCAACCGTTGGCCCGCCGAACCATCCACTAGTACCAGTCTGCCAGCCGCCGCCCGTAGTACCCCAAAGGTCAAGTGGCCCATTGGGCCTCCACTTGCCGTGGCCTTTCTGTCCGCTACCGGATATCGCCGCTTCGGCGACTGGCCCGCCGTGCTGGTAGTAGCCTTGCCCGCCTGGGTGTTGGTAGTACTGTGCCCAAGCATTACTCGGTGTACCGTAGCGATCCCTGATGTACTGGTACATCGTTTTGAGTTGCGTGGCAGGGTCAGTACTGTAACCACTTGCGTACTGGTCCTTTTCGTGCCCAAGGAACTGCCCCATACCGAACGCGCCAGAATCGGGATTCCTTGCAGTGGAATCGAATCCGGCCTCTTTCATCTCTAACTTTTCAAACGCATCCCACTCATCCTGACCCCACGGGAAAAGCTGGTGTGCCAGTGCACGATTGGCCTGCTGACCGCCACCCAAGCCTTGACCGCCACCGCTGGCCTGTACGTCACCGCTACCTGTTCGACCACCGAAACCTGTTGCGCCACCACCAGATTCACCGCCACCAAATCCACCACCACCACCGGACCAGCCGCCGCCAGGTGCAGCAATACCACCCTCACCAGCGCCGCGCCCGAGGCCCATTCCTATTGCGCCACCGGAGGTTTCGACCGAGTCGGCTGCTTTCTGCGTAGCGTCGGACACGTGGTCTGCGTAGGTGTCCCACGAATCTTTGGCCTTATCAACATCAATCTTGTGATCTTTCAACCACTGTGCAACGTCTTTCATTTTGTCGCCGACATGCACGTTCTCTAGCTTGCCGCCGAACTCTTGTGCATTCTTGCCAACGTCGATCAGCGAGTTGCCCATATCGGTGAAACCCGGTATGTGAGAAAGGATTTCACCTTCAGCCTGCACGAACAGACCCATGCCCTTAAGCGCTTCACCGAACACCGCGTCGATTGCATCGACCACTGGCGCGAAGAATTCCAGCAGGGCAATCGCCATATTCTGTGTGCTAGCAGCGAATTCGATGATGAAATCGCCGCCACCCCTAATGGTTTTCTTGATGCCATCCATGTGGGTGTCGATATACTTTGCGAGAGCATCGATCCCAGCACCGGCGAGGTGCACAGCCTCCAAACCCATTGGGAGAAAAGCCTCTTCGGCTTTGTGCTTGACTATCTCCCACTCGTTTTGCAGCGTGCGAGTTTTCTCTACGAAGTCGTCTACCGCTGCACCCGACGAGTTGAACGCGTCAGGCCCAGCTTTAACAATGTTCAGGTACTCTTCAACGGCTGCCTTTGCAACGGCCCAACGCCTTGTGCCGAACAGCTTTTCAGATAAGGCTTGCCCTTCCGGACCGCCCCCCAACTCGTTTAAGCGAGCGGCCGCGAGCTTCATGCCGTCCGAGAACGAAAGTCCTTCTTTGCCAAACTCTTTCATGGCAGTGTTCAAGCCCATGATGACGGAGCGGCCAGAGGTGCCCATCTCCATCAGCTTGCCCGTAAACGCGCCTGCCTGTTCAAGATTCAGGCCAGCCTCTTGCAACGTGTACGACACGTCACCGGACAGCGCCGACGACAACTGACCCAAGTCCTGACCGCTGTTACGTGCGCTCTGCAACAGTGACGCTAAAGACGAATCCGCTTCTTCCGCAGGCGTTTTGAACGCATAAAAAATAGACGCAAGGTCGGTAGCCTTGAGGCTGTTATACCGTCCTTGCAATTCTTCGGTGTGCTGTGTGAGCCGGTCCAGCGCCGCACTCGGCTCTGCGTCGAGTATGGCCGCGAACTGGGCCATGGTCTGGCCGGTGTTCTTACCGGCAACGTCTAGTGACCCAAATACCTTCTGCGCGTGAGCTTCTAGTTCCTCGAACTGGGTGCCGGTTGCACTGGAGAATTCGGTGATTTGAATTCCCAAGTGCTCGTAGGTCTCTCCGATTTCGACCATCTTGTCAGCGAATTCGCCAGCAAGCTCGATGCTCTTTTTGAAGCCTTCGATGCCTGCCTCTGCGAGACCTTCTACGGCTTTCGCAACGCCTGCTGCCGCAACAACACTCAGCCCGCCGATGGCACCGGCCAACAGGGACGAGCCGGTCGCCATGCTCTTGGTGGCCTCTGCTGCCGCCTGAGACTTGTTGGTGTATTCGCCATATGCCGCATTGGTTTTCGGCAACTGTTCGTTGACAGCGGCGTGTGCCCGAGACTCTTCCTGTATCAGCGGCAGAACGATTGACGCTTTGTTTATGCCGTTGTCCCGCGCCGTATTTAGCCGATTCTGCGCTTCGGTGTGAGCGCCAAGAGTCTGAGTCAGGTTCTCGTACTCAGTACGATACTTTGAAAGTGCTTGTGCCGCTTCGCCTTGAACTTTGGCAATGAGTTTGGTGTCAATGTCGCCGCTGAGTTGGTCAATCGCCTTGTTCAGCCCGAGGGGCAACTCGATCTTTGAAAGCCCTTGCGAGATAGTGGAACTGAGCTTGGACGTGAAGTTGCCGCCCATTGCCTCCGGTGACGTACCGGAGTTGAATCCCTCTTCAAACTTTCGCTTGGACTCCTGGCCAGCCTTGCGCATTTCCTCGCCCATGTGCGAGGTTTCCGGCATAACCGGAATCCACAGTGCTGCAAGGTTTATGTCGTTGCCATGACCGCCACCTGGTTGTGTCATGTGTATTCCTCACGCGCTTGTTGCTGCCGTGCCCGTAGTCGCCTCATGAAAGGCGAGTTGGGTGTGCCATCGTTCTCTTCCGAATCAAGTTGTATGCCATCCCAATTGGGCAGAGTTTCGATCTCGGAGCGTGGCTTAACCAGCGACGAATCGACTTGTGGCCGTGCGTATCTCGCGCTGAGGTTGAGCAACCCGGCATGCTGTTCACCAAGATTCGCAATCAACTCGTCCGTGCGGGACCAAGCGTTGGGATCGTAGTGATGAACAGCAGAGCCGGGCGGCGCAGCCAGAACAACCGAAATCAGTTGGCACACAGTCAATCTGTCGGTGCCGATATCGTCTGCCGTGCGACCGAGGGCGAATAGGTCGCGCTCCACTGCATGCCAGTGATCCTTGATGCACGCAGCGAGCGCAATCATTTTCCCGAGGTGACAGCACCTTTCGGCCCCGCCCCGCGCATGGCTTTCATGATCTCGAACCACTCATCGAACATCGCGAAATACTCTGTGTCGGGCAGCATTTGAGCTTGACGCTGAATAGCCCTGGGCACGCCCGCCCGCTCCATCCACAGCCACGTCTGCGACAGCTTGGGAAGCTGTGCCAGATCGAAGAACCAGAGCTTGTCGGGTGGATCGAAACCGTTGAGAGCCAACAGAATTGGCTCACTGCCATCCTTGGGCTGATACGAGTAGTACTGCACCCCTTCGGGATACGGTGACTTCGCTTGAGCCTCAACCTTTTCCGGCTTGGGTAGACCTTCGAGTAGGTTCACCTCTTTCGGCTCGAACTTTTCGGGTGGTCGCTTCTTCTGCGAATTCACCCGTGTCCCAGTCCTTTTCACTGCGGCAGCCATTATGCGGTCGGCTTTCCGTCGTTGACGTACAGGTAGCCGTGGTTCTTGTTGCTGTCAGGGTACGCCTTGAGCGTGCACTCCACAGTCATGTAAGTCTTGTGGGTCATGTCGATTTCGCCCACGGTGACCACACGGCCAATCGGAATGACAATGCGGACAAGGTTATTCGCGTAAACCCCGTCGAACACCCACGAGCGGGTATCGAGAATTCCGGCGTTCAGCTTGACGGCGATTTCCTTGCCGTTGGTCGCTGTTGCCGGGACAACCGACACGTTGCTGATTCCGTATGTGGCACTGAGGACTTCGGTGTTACGAAACTGCATCAGACGGAACGTCATCGTCCTGTCGTACTGCGTCTGCAACGTACCGGCGAGGTCGCCGCCCCACACGAAAACGTCTGTGGTGGAACGGGTCTCACGCTGCTTGAGTCCGTTGTCATCGGCGAATCCGAGATCCTTCAGGCCGGTGACCGCTGTGCCATCGAGAGCCGCGTAACTCGTTGTGGGAAGGACACATCCGATTGGACCCCAGAGGATCGAGCCAGACGTGCGTGGTGACGGTGCCAGCAGTTCAAGCACATTGTCTGCTGTAATTGGAGCAGGTGCAGTCATATCCTTTGCCTTTCAATAACTTTCGGTTATGTTCTGGTATTCAGTTGTGTATTCAGTTGGTATTCAATTAGATTGGGTGACCCTGCACCCTCCACGTCAACGCAGAACGATAGCGTGGAAGCTCTATGTCGGGGTTCGGAAGTTTCTCCCCCCCAACGGCGTTAACGACCATGACCACGTACCAGCCCATGATAGTCAAGCCCTGCACTGATGTACCGTAGCGCATGAGTTTGCGTGAGATGTCAGCAGCCTCGTACTCATGCGGTGAGTAGGCATGCAGGATAAAACTCAAATCCCATTGCGCCAGACCAACTCTCGACGCCGGTGCCGCCTCGACGGTGACGAACCCATTTACCGTGTCAGCATTGTCAGCAACATTGGGCAGCCGCGTGTCAATCGGTGTCGGCGCGATGATCGGCGTGAAGTAGTACGGCACCAGATCCTCGATGTCCGGTAAATCCAGCGGCGGCACAACATAATTCGTCACTTGCCGCTCATCCCCAACGCCGCCTTGAGCAGTATGGCTTGCGACAGTTCCTCGTGGATGCCCTCACGGTTCTTTGGTGCAACATAGGACCGTGGCCGCTGCGTATCTGGTCGTGACTGCGTGATAATTTCAAAGTTCGATGAGCCGGTCGAATTCTTAAGCATCGCAGCCTTTTCGAGCATTTTGAGAATCACGTCTGGCATGTGACGGATGCGCTTGTCAATCTCGGGCGTGATGCCGGGATCGTAGTCTTGACCAGCCAGCACTTTGAGCGTGTTTCCGTTGGCAGAGAACAGGTTTGGCATTACGTCACCCGCCTAATCAACACTTGACCGCCGAACATGTCGTCGTACTCGCTCATGATCTGCATGCCATCACCCCAATCCTCGAAGCCCGGGTTGCCTTGCACCACAAAGGCTATGCCGTTGATAAGTACTTGATCCTGATTCTTGTATACCGTAGCATCTGGCACGTCCATCAGCAGGTTCGTATCGGTGCGCCCCAAGTCTTCTATGTTGATCGGGTCCGGTATCGGACGCTGCCAACGCGCCGGATACACCTGGTAGGCGAACCGCTCGATGGGGTCGGAAAGCGTTCCCTCGCTTGCCTGCCCGTGCCGAGGTTGTGGACCGCTGTTCTGCACCCATACACGGTGCATTACGGGCACCTCAGCTTCCAGCACAGCCATTTTCAGACCCTCGTTATGGTGTACGGGCCGAGACGCGTTTTCTGGTCGTCAGAGAGCACCGCGCCGAATTCCAGAAAGTCCATATCCGTTGGGCCACGGGTCATGTGCTTCACGACACCAGCGGGCTTTTCCATCGTGCGAGCAGTCAACTCGAAACCGACTTCGGCCACCGCTTTCGGCATTTCCTCGTAGCCGTGCGTAAAGTCAACGGAGACAACGCTCCCGCGAGCGCGCCGCCAGCCGAAGGTCTGCATCGTCAGGAATCCTGCCGGATCTGGCTCGTACGCAACGGATTCTACGACCCATGGTGCCGTGCCCGGTATCCGTACCGCTTCGACTGACACGAGGTTCAGCGTCGGTAGCATGATGATTCCCTTGTTCCCAATGCGGGCACGCTGATCTAGCACTGAGATGATGGGCCAGATGTGCCAGCCGCAGAAGTCGCGAATCGTGTCACCGACAGCGCCGAGGAACCAATCTTGGTCTCTCGCCTGGAATTTCGCAAAATCGGTTGCACTGAGCAAGGGGTCGAGCGTCATGGGCGTGGCTTTCTCACGGTTACTTCACGAGGTTGGCCGTCGCCGCCGTCGATGCCGGGGAACGTCGAAACCACGTCTGTCGCAACATCTTCGCCGTATTCATGCGTGATGCCGAGGTCGCTCTCGTCGTCACTGTAGGGCCATGTACCGGGCATTAGTGATGCCTCAGCTTGCCCTCGACGTATTCGACTGTTGGGTTGCACCAACAGGTTTCATCGAGAACGTGCATTGGCTCATCGCTCCATGTCGGTGGTACGTCTTGAATCAAATCGTCCATTGTCCTTGCCTTTCAATAGGACTGAGTCATGTGACTCAGTCGGTAGGGTGGCGTGGTGCCAGGGAGACGACCAATCGACCCAGCACCACACCAGCCCTCCCTACCTCGTAACCTGTTGGCCTGTAACAGATTACGCGAACTGGACGATCTCGAACAACTCGGGACGCTTGACCTGTAGACCCGCACGGATCTCAGCCCTCATCGTCCACAAGTTCTGTTCAAAATCGAACCCGTTCATGTTGGTCACATCGACACGCATGCCGCCTCGACGGAGAATCTTGCCACCGTCTCGGAAGTCACCAACGATCGGAAGCCCCTGCGGCTGAACGGGAGTCGAAACGACCCGCTTGCCCCACAGTGACAGGTTGTCCTCGATACCGACACCGCCGCTGTTCGCGCCGACGCCGTAGTTGGTACCGAAGAACGAGCCGCCCAGATATTGACCGTTCGCATCCTTCGCCAGGCGAAGAGTTGTCCAGTCGGTCGGATTGAGTACCATGGCATCCGGCTCGAAGAAATACGTGATCCGAATGTCGGTGATCGCCTGCAACAGCCCTTCCGCCAGCGCCGCTCCCTTGGTGTAATCCGTTGGGAGCGTGTACTTTCGGCCTGGCGTGATGCTGGCGACAGTGTCCGAGCTTGCACCCGAACCGACGCCGCCGCCGATAACAACGTTCGTCACCGGAGTCACTACGGTAGGTGCGAGGAATCCCGAAGGATAACTCAGACCAGCACTCGGTGCGTTACGGGTGAGCAGACCGAGAATACCCGGCATGCCAACTCCTGCAAGCAATTCCACCTCGAACTTACGAGACACACCGAGCACGCCATCCTGCTGGACGAGTGCCCAGAACTGCGGAGCGTCCTCAATAGTTTCATCGGTGACCCGCTCAAGGTTGGTGATCTTGCCGATGGTATCGGCATAACGAGCAACCGCCACAGACGAAGTCGGCTTAGTCGAACCTTCAGGCGTGGCCGCTGCGTTGTTCGTCATGCCGGTCTGCTTCACGTAGCTCACTACGCCGCCGTTGACCGGGACACTGGGGAACAGCGACTCAATCACGTTGGGGTAGAAGCGAAGCTCCGCGATCCCCGGCTCAAACTCAGGCTCGACCAACGTACCAGCAGCGCCGCCCGTGAGGAACACCTGACCGGGCGAGAGATAGCCGGTCGGGGGAGCCGTTGTGCCAGCAGCGGTTACACCCTGCAAGCCAGCGACACCCTGAGCCTTGAACACGATATCGTCAGCCATGTTCTTGAGCGGGATGTCGAAGCTGAAATCGCCTCGCCCAGAACCATTTTGACCTTGGGCGATGTTCTGAGCATTGTTGTGTGCGATCTCTTGTAGCTTCTTGTACCGTGCCCAATTCTCCTGTGCCTGCTTGTATTTCGCAGGCATCGGCGTTTCGGGCGGCTTGCCGTCTTCACCGCCAGCACCGTCTGCGACGTCGGTGATTCCGCGAGCGGCGTTGTAAGCCTTGATGCCGTCGCCGATCTCCTTGTCCATCGCAACGAGACCGGTCTTGTCGTCCCCGTTGCCGAGCATCTTCTGAGTGAACTCAGCTTGCGTGATCGCACCGCTGTTGACATCCGAAAGGGCTTTCGCCGCTTCGTTTTTCAGCTCAGCCGACTTCTGCTTGAGTTCCAATACGTTAGGCATGATTCCTTTTCTCCTTGTGTTATTGCCCTGTTGTACTTGCGAGTTGGAACGCAGCGGCTACAGCTTTGTTGTATGCGGCTGCATCTTCCTTCGGCGTGTCAGCGGACGGGTCAGCCTCGTCGGAGGGTGCCTTGCTGTCCGGTGCATCCGAAAGTTCTTTGATTTCAACGCCCGTCAGATCACTAATCATCTTAAGCGTTTCGGCTACCGCGTTTTTCACAATACCTTCTACGAAAGATTTTGTCTCATCATCCATCTCGTCAAAGCTCTTGGATGCCAACACCCTTGCCTTGACGTTGGAGGGGACGACAACGAAGCTCCCGTTGATAAGTTCGCGAGAGACGGTGCCCGCCTTTTGATCCCGCTTCTCACGGTAGCTGACGGATGTGTACGGTACGTGCTCGATGACGGCGCGGGTGTCTTGCGCCACCTGGGTTTTGGCCCATGTACCCTTGCACATGATCTTGCCGCCCACCAGTTCCGGTGTGGCAGAACCGACTACGGACGCCATTTTGTGGGTGTGATCGTTGACGAACGTAATCTGTTCAGGCAAAGGGGTTTCCCACTCGTCGGCCTTGAGCACGTCACCGTCACGGTCCAAGGTCTCGTTACTCAACTCGACGAGGAACGTGCCGGGATATTCCTCGGCGCTGGCCGACGTGTCAGTAATGGTGGCGTTGACTGCCTTGGTCTTGATGTCCATTAGCATTTACCTTCCATCAGTATGTGCAGGCAGGCAACTTGAATGTCCTGCCTGTCACTAGGGTTTCGTTCCATCAGTTTGTGCGCTACCTCATCCCACGCCTTACCCCGACCAAGACCTGAGAAGATTTGATTCTGATACTGCTTGCCCTTATCTGTAAGCGCCGGAACCTTTTTCGGCAAATCACCCTGCGGATTCGGGTTGCTGTTGTTACTCGGGTGTCCACTCGGCAACGCCAGCGGCCCAGGTGATGCTACCGGCTCAGGCGGATTGATAAGCAACTCAAGGGATTTGAGCGCTTGGTTGCCGAACAGTTGGTCAGCGTCAGGTCCAGCGTCACCGAGACCAAGCCACGAGCGTCCCTCGGACGGCTTGAGCACAGCGGACTGGACGAGTTGCACGATGGCCGGTGCCAACACTTCGATGTCGGCGCGCAACGCATTGTGCACTTCGAAGCGAAAGTCTTTGGGTCCGTTGAACTCTGAGCCCACGTAGAAGTCGAATGTGGATTGGAAGTCCTGCAATCGGTGGTCGATGCTGGACTTGTAAACGTCTTTTGTCATTGGGCCGTAAGACGTTTGGGTAGTGTGGTCATTGAGTTGCGCCACAGCAGGATTCAAGTCGTAGACCTCAAAGCACTCGTCTCGGTTCAGTTTTCGGGTCTCGATGTACTGCATTTCTTCTGCGTCGAGCTGCATACGGGTGGCGGTAACGTCATCTTCTAGCACCATAACGCCACCCGCGCCCTCCACGCCGCCTACCGACTGGACGGCAGCCTCAAGGTTCTTGAACCCCTTTTCTCCCAACGTCTTTGGGGTGCTCAGCACGTAGCTCGGTCGAAGCATGTTGTCGTACAAACTCTTTGCGGCTTTGCGTGCCGAATCCTCGTTCATGAGAGTCTGTCTCAGCGGTTCCATGCGGGACAGTCCGCGCATGGTGTTGTCGGGATTGTAGCGGCGGAACGGCACGATATCGGCTTCGTCAAACCACATGTCCGGCCTGCCGGTGAATCCGTATTGAATCCGGCCCGTGGCAGGGTCTCGGTGCACATAGGTGTTAACGGGATGCATAGGGATGAAGCTGGATACCTTGCCGCTTGGTCCGCGAGCCTTGATCAGGTATGCCTCGCCGTAGGTTTCGTATGTGGTTGAAAGCCAGTGGTAGAACTTGAATCTCGGCAGTGTTGCGCACGGGTCTTTCATCAGTTTGGCGTATGGGCCTTTGCGGTCCAGCACGTCTCCGCTGTCCGGTGCTGTGTCGTACACTCCGATGGGCAGTTTCGCAACGAGGTTGGCGATTTTGTCGATGGCCGAAAACAGATGTGGCTGAGTGCGATACATCAGCCCGTAGGTTGCAACCTGATGTTGCAGCTGAATTCCGGTGCGGGGCGCGAAGTATGCCTCGTTTAGTTGTGGTGCGGTCTCTGCGAACGCCTGCGGTGCAAGCGCTCGAAACACGCCGCTACTCAGTAACATTCGCAGTCTCCTGAATTTCCTGGTAGTACAAGATGTTTCGGTATGGGACGAACAGTTGGCCTGGTGCCGCCTGCATGACGACGCCGCCGGGGTTTGTCGGCTGCAACTTAACGTCCACGAAAGTCCAACGATCCCAACGCTTTTTGGTGCAAAGCGCTACGAAAGCACCTTCGTTGTTCTTCAAAGTGATCGCATAACGTCGAGCTTTCTTGATGTTAATCACCCAGTATGCAATGCAGACGATGATCCACGGTAGGATGAACACAACCGCCAATATCGTTGCGAGCCAGGTGTACACGAGCTATGACCCCACTACGGTCGCGTCGGCATCCCATTGGAATTCGCTGACCGGCAAGTGCATCCGGCATCCGGTGCAGTATGTCGCGCCGTAGAATTGGGGATCGCGAGCGTATGTCTCGGCGAGGTCGTCGCTCATGATTGTTACTGTGCCGCAAGCTCTTCCGGTTGTGTGCTTGTAGCTCTTGCGCACTGGTCGCACAAATCCCTTGTCCCGCTCCGCTTTTGACAGTACAAGGTATGCGTCGGCCTGAGGTGCTGGCGCGTCGTCTGCACCGTGCGTCAGCCGTGGGTCGCTAGGATCACTTACCAGATCAGCCATTTCAGAATCCTCGTCTCTGTATCACTCGCACGCCGCGAGTGGCGTAGATGCTTACCTGTTCGGGTAGGTGATCCATACCCCACACGGCACCAATGGCAGCATACAAAGGTGCTGTGTCACTTGGTGATCGCCGAATATCAACACGCCAGCCACCGCCAGGCTGGAAAAGTTGAACCGCAGTGAGCGCCGCCGCATCCATGCCCCTGTGTGGCAGATGTTCAATTGTCTTGTCACGCAGACGATCTGAAATATCAGCGTGAGCCGCTTGAACGTCAGGACCGGGCCATTCGATGATCGGAAACTGGATCGGGTCACCGTCGTTGTCAACGGCATTCTTCAAGTCCTCCAACAGGTTAACAGTCGGCGCACCGCTCTCGCTGCGAATCACTATGCCACGGTACGTTTCTCGGGTGTCGATCAGATAACCGAGCAGCTTACTCGGCTCTACCTCTTCCGAGATACCAACGACCGCAACGTCTTTCGAGTCTGAAATGTACCGGCCTGCACGTGCAACGTACGCTAATTGCCGCCGCTCCGAAAGTTCAACGCACACAACAATTTCGGCATCCTCGCCGGGTGTTGCCTCGGGGTCAACTGTGGCTTCCCACTGCCCCTCAGGCCATGGCCCGCCCTCGGCACCGGGGACATGGCGGCACATAACCTCTTGATCGAATTCCAGCGGTGGCGTACTGCGAAGTCCTGCAAGGAGACTGCGCGTCGTCGGACAGTTCCACGTTGTCTCAGTGTGGTTCAGGCTCGGATTCGCTTGCGCCAGCGCCCAAACGTCGGTGCGCTTCGCGTTCGGCGCTGCTGACCACTCGAACAACGCCGTCGTGATCTCGTCCCAGCCCTCGGGTAGCTCGTCGGGGTCGATGCCCTCGAAAAGCTCACTGTCAGAACCTAATAGGTCCGCTTCGTCGTCACCGTCAGGCCAGCCCAGTTCCTTGTGGGCAAGCGCTCTCTGATACCTCAGAACGACGCTCAGATCGGTGCCTGCGTTAGAAAACGCGAACACCTGTGCAAACGGTCTAGCGTTGATTGTGTTGGTCACAGAAGCCCATGAATCCCAATTGTGGTGCTCGCGTAGCTCATCCAGCAGAATCAGGTCACCGGAGAAACCACGACCACCCTTGCCGGTAGCGGCAACAACCTTGTACTCGCAGCCGTTATCGAGGTTAAAGAACTTGGGGTGACCGAAGTTTCGGTCTTCGATCATTTCGTTCAAGTCGTCCTGCAGCTCGGCGAGCGCCAGGCAGTCTTTCCATGCCTCTTCGGAGCGGTCCAGGTTCTGCGCTGTGCCGATCACTAAACCGCTTTCGAGAGAGTACATGTGCCACAACGCAAGTATGTTCTCTACCGTAGTCTTTCCGTTCTGGCGTGCAACCATCGTCAACACGATGCGGAAGCGGTACAGCTTGTTCGTCTCGTCCAGTTCAAGCGCGTGGTTCAAAAGCCATTCCTGCCAAGGGAATAGCGTAATACCAAGGATGTCGTTGGCGAACGCGATGGCCGCTGGCCCGTCTGTGAAATCCGCCAACAGTTCACCTGTCAGCGGATTCACATGCGAGTCAAGAGGTTTCGTGTAAATCCTCGGTGTCGTACTGCCGAGGACAGTTGCACCCACTTTTAGTACCAGTACCGCCTGCCGCCGACAGTACGACCGCTGAACTGACCGAACAGCAGCAACAGCACTCCGACAACAACAGCGATCCAGCCTAGTACGTACAACACATGATCCACGTTGGGCGGCACCGGAATTAGCTCCGGTAGCAGCCACGCGACGAGCAGCAGAATAATGCCGAGGACGATCATTTGATTTCGTTGCCCTTTCCGTCTGGCGACTCACCGACATGCTTGCGCTTGTTCGGGTCGTTGTCGGGATTGTCCCAGTTCGTCACCGGCCTGCCACGCTCAGTTGACCTCTCCGACACCGTCTTTGACGGCGTTGCTTTCTTCGACGTAGCGCTTGAACCGCTCTTTGCGCCGGACTTGCTCTGCGACTTCGGCGTCGGGTCCGTCTGCCCCGCTGCATTCACCGTCGATGCCGAGGTTTCCGCTGTCCGAACTTCCGTCTCTCCCATTGACTTTCCCTTTCATATGGGGATGCTGTTGCATCCATTGATCTTCCGTTACCTCATCATCACCACGCCAGAAATGACGAGTGCCATCCTTATCCTGCGTGATGTACAACCCCAAACGGTGACGTGTCTCAACTTGCCTGCGTTCTCGACCCTGTTGTGCGAGAGCCTTTTTCGTCATTTTCTTGCCGTCGTCATCGTGGATGACAAGCTCGCCCTTGGCGTTTACCGTGCTGTGAATCATTGTGCCCGTTTCACTTTCGTCAGAGAGCCTACCGTAGCCAACCTACCGCCGCTCTTACGCCTACCAGTGGCCTTCTTCGCCTCCGACTCACCATGCAAGTCAGAAAGAATCGCCATAAGCTGCTTCGTTGTTGACGTGTGAATACTCGAAAGTTTTGGATTATCAACGATTTTTGCTAGGTTCCTAGCAGCTTCCACCAATGTTGGCCTTTTCCTACCCTTTTCAAGCTCGGCGCACTCCTTGATAACGGCGCGCTCCATACGACCTGCCGCACTCGGGACTGAGTCGTCTGACTCAGTTGCCTTGCCGCTGCGCAGGTTCGCAGTGAGCTTGGCGTTGCGTGCGCTGCGCTTCTCGGCTAGCTCATCCTTCTCCTGCTGCTTCACCGCACGCCGGTCACGGTTATATTCGGTGTTCGCAGCCTTGCACACGTCGCAGCGACAATTCCACGGCCTACGGTAGCCACGCAACCCGTGGGGTATAGGGTCTTTGGAATCGCCGGTTACAGACATCTCGTTGCCTCGGTTACAGTTATCGGTCGTCGTCTCGAAATCCATTGTGCCACAGCACATCTCGTTAGCTCAGAAAACGCCTCTGACCTGCGGGTTTGGGCGTAAATCGCAGTTTCCTTCTCCGCGAAAAATCCGAGTGCCTAGCAGCGGGGCGATCTTGATTTGCTTTGAAGTTCAACCCCCCTCGTTTATGCAGGTCAGGGGCCTGCCGAGGGTGAATCAGTGTTTGCTGAGGGTGCATTTCCGCAGGTCAGACGCCCATGGTACAAGCAGTGGTACATCGGGCATCAAGATAGGGTGGTTACACTAACTAGTTGAGGGCGGTTACACATACTTTGCCCTATACCCCGCCAGGGTATCCCACCCGGTAAGGTATCTCCTTTGTAATGCATTGCTGCACAGTACCTTTCATGCATGTGAATCACGTTGTGCCACAACACCTTTGTGGCTCAAGCACTATGCACACCCATATCACCTAGTATGCATGGCGTGTAGCAATGGGGTAGCACGGGCGAGTAGTACTGTGGCACACCATGATTAGGCACTATTGAATCATGCTGTGGCACAACAGCTTTCGTACTGTGCAGCATAGCCCATACGACCAGGGCCAGGCACACCAGGACAATGGCTGCACACGTACCATACACAGTGGCACGCAGGCCCATGATATCCAGTGTGCGCCTTACCATTTCGGCCGTACCCAATCCTGTTGTGCCACAACGTTTCTCGCTTGGTGTGTACGGTTACATCTGCAATGGCTGGCACGTAAGTTGTTCCATGCCAGCATAAGCCGAGGGTGTGTGGACCGAGGCTTACGATGGTCAGTCTCGTACGCGTACGGCGTGCTATGCACCGCCTCGTAGTCGATGGGCGCACCACCGAGGACACACTTGCCATGCGCCGCATACCAACACGGCAGGTTACGAGATGCACTGTAGGACTTGTGCTTTCGCTTCAATGCCCGCCATGCCGCACTGTCCAGTCCGGTACCCGAAGGTGTTGTGCGCCTTGGCTTTCGAGCGGTTACCTCACGGGCCACGGTACGGCAGCCGTTCGAGGGTGACGCTGGTGATGTTCACCGGAGTAGCGGCCGTGGGCGCTACAAACGCGAAGTTTGAAAGTCGTTGCAGCGCACCGCCGTAGGTGACGTTATGAAACCGTACGTGGTACACCAAGGGTTCACCGAAGTCTAGCCAAGCCGTATTAGCAACTAGCTCAACACCTTTGGGATCACCGACCGCGATTGTGGAGAGCACACCCTCCATGATTCTGCCGGTGATCGGTGCCAGTGATAGCTCTGTGTCGCCAAACGTAGCGTAATCCGGTACGTACAAAGTCAATCCGCCGAGTAACGCCTCACCGGCAGTGCCAGGGAAGAAATCGACGTACGCGCTCACGTCCTCCACGCGTGGTGTGATGACACCAGCATTTTGGGGCAACGGCTGCTCAACATCCTGCCAAGCGCCGTCGACACGAAAGTACGTAAGAGAGTTGGGCATTGGGAATCCGATTCTGGGCAGCATGCATGGCTGACAATCGCATGATACAGAACTACGAAACATGCTGCAAACACAGTCTTTTCATGGCGTGTCGCCCTGTAGCTTATTTAGTGAAAATTGTTGTGGCACAACGTATGTTCCTGTTCCTAACCCGACTGAGTCATCTGACTCAGTTGGCCTGCCCTCATCAATGAGCGAATTGATACGCGCCACCAGGGCATCGAATTCGTCTCTGTTCATGACGCCCGTTTCGGGCCAGGCTTGCGACCCGGTTTGAGCCTTGCTTCGCACACGTCGCTGTAGGTGAACATATCCACTGGTCTGCCCATCTCATCGTAACCAGTGTGGCGTGGCGCTAATCTGCCGTCCCGCAACAACTTTCCGAACGTGCTGTGCGGTATCCGATCATTGAGCCTGGTCTCCATCAGCCTGGTCAACTCGTCACGGGTGAACAGCATGTCCTGCACCGCATTTCGCAGACCATCACGCAACGCCTCCACGCTGTGCATGGTGTGACACCGAGGACACTGTACGCCGCTGGCGTTTTCTTCTGCGTAAAGCAGTGTGCCACAAGGGATTAACAGCTTGGGTACCAGTCCGTCGTCCAACTTTGGGTCGGGGATCATGGTTGGGCATGCGCCGCAACAGATGTCGTTGGGTCTGTTGATGATTCGCCATGCTGTGCGTGCACAGTCCAGCATCTCGGCATGTAACCGGTGTGCGTCGGGGCAGTGGTGGCGTATCAGCACCACGTTGGCCGCAACATATCTCGCGCGCTTGACCTCTAAGCGCTCAAAATCCTTTGTTGGATGCCCTGTGTGCCAGAAACTGTTTTCGGCGCTGTGCGTGGCTCTTAGCCGGTCGCAAACAGCCTCCCAGCGTGCCAACACGGTACCTATCCGCGCCAGTAGCTCAGCGGCCTGCTTGTTGCCGAGCAACGCATAACCAGTAACAGTCCCACGAGCACTCAGTGAGCGTCCCAGTCTTGTCTGACCGTAAGCACTCTCACGCAGACGTTTCACATACCAGGTGATACCGGGCTGCCCATCAACCTCTTTCGACCCGACGAGCAGATCATGGATCTCGGTTGCGCACCTACGGCAGATGTAGGCGTTGTTAGTGGCACGCCTACACACCTTGCACGTCTCAATTCGTTTGGAATGCTTTGGCATTCACGTGCTCCACTTCGAGGAATTCGTGCAGTTTGTGCCCATCGTTCTCCGGCTTGGCTACGATAGCCGATACACCTTTGACCAACTCAGCTGTGCACTCAGCGCAGTAGTCGCGCACGTAATGTTTCTGTCCACCGAATTCCTTTGCGGTGCACTGATATACAGCTTGGTTGGGGCAGCTTGTGGACTCGCATTTCATTGCACTGCCCCCCACAACCTCGGCCCTTGCGTCGGCCCTAACGGCACTGGCCCACCTTCGGGCGGCAATGGTAATCCGTCGAGTCCCGCCACCAACTCAGGGTTGTTGACCGCGAATTGTGCTTGCTGCAAAGCGATTTCAGCCATACCCGTATAGGCGATCGTGGAGTTGAGATCATCCACTTTGTCAGCGTGAGCGAGCCATTGAACGCTCAAGTCCCACAAGCCTTTTGCTATCTCATTCATGCCCCTGTCTCCATTTCTGCTCTCATCTGTGCGAGCGCTCGTCGCGCCGGTGGATCATCGTGGACATCAGCGAGTCTACGCAGTGCGTCGGCGTCGAGGCGTCCCATTACTTCGTTGCAGTAGGCACATAGTAATGCCCGAATACAGTTGGGGCAGCCCATGTTTGGATCATGCCCGCATACCTCGGCAGCTTTCTTGTGATCATGGTCTACCGCCAGTCTGCGCCGTTGACCCTTGGCCTTGCGACATCCGTAGCAGACACCTCCTTGCCACTTGTAGAGGAATTCGTATATGGCAGTGGTGATCTGATAGACCTTTTCAATCCTCTTGCCGTGGGCGGCTTTTGAGCGTTTGCGTTTCTGCTCACGCCAATGCTCATCGCAGCGAGGGCCGGGGTTGTACGCGCGTCGATCAGTTATGCGTCCCACGGCGTTACAGTCGATGCACCTGGTTTGTCTCATACCGTAGCCTCCCGTTCTGACTGAGTCATCTGACTGAGTCATCTGACTCAGTTGCTCAATGTGGTTGACCGGATTAGCCGTGCCGCCACCCGTATAGCGCTTCACTGCAACCCCTTGTAATGCGTTGTCATTGGCAAACTCCCGTGCCTAGTGGTACGCCTCGCGTGCGGGAATGTAGTTGTCTTACTTGTCTATGTTGTCCTAATTGCAGGTCAAAGCAAAATCCAGTGTGTCCGTAAGGGTTACCTAAAAGGACAACTAGGACCGCTAGACTGGTAGTGACCACCATTGACCGCTCACCACTTCCTATACGTCTTAGCAAACTCAGGTAGCATCCAAACATGTTGGTTAGGCTTGTCTTTCACTGGCTGTGATCTGCTCACCACGCCAGCGCGAGCTTTCGCTCGGCTCAGCATCTTGTCGTTGTTGATGACACTCGCTGCTTTCGCATCTTTCTGCACTTGCCACACGGGCGCGGGTTGGTTCTCCATGAGGTAGTCGGTCAGCCACTCTGCCGTAAAGGCTATGCCCGTCAACTCATCTCGCGACTCGTCTATGTCGGAGATGGAAATGGTTGTGGTGCCTTTGATTTCAAACTTAGGTAGCTCGAAAGGTACCCCGTCCTGGTCTTGGGTGTACTGGATGGGCAGGAAGTATTCGAGCTTCAAACCTGTTGGGCCAGCACTGTTTTTAACCTGCTCCATTACGTGAGCACCATTCTCAAACGGTGCGAAGCCGAACACGCCGCGAGGTACCTCACCGAACGCACTCGACCCATTCATGGAGCCGAGGACATCGTTGACTGTGCCTTTGCGCAAGTGATGCACACACACCACAATCCCGTTGATAGCTTGGGCAATTCGGGTGAACGGTGCGAGGTACTGTCGAACTTCGTTGTTTCGGTACACATCTGCCTTGCCGCCGAAGGTGGACATCACGGGGTCGATGAACACAGCGCGCACGTCGTTTTGGAGCAGACCCGCAGTGAATTCTTGCTCATCCCGTATAGAAGCGAACACCGATTCGTTGCCTGCTTCGGTGAAGCGCGGCAACACAATTCGGCTCATATCTGCACCGGCCACCTGTAGGCTTGGCACCACTGTCGTGTCCTCTTGTTCCTCGATGGACACCATGGCGACAGTCATGGGTGTTCCTTCCCATACGCCGGGCAACTGACCACGCGACAAGCGAGCAGCGAACCACCTTGACGCAGTTGACTTTCCGGCAGCAGGTTTACCCGCGAACATGCACAGTGTGCCAAGTTGGATGCGACCCACATTGTCGTGTTCCCAAACCCATTGCGGTACACGGGTTCTGATTGACGACGCACGCACCCACGTGATTGTGCGGTCACCGCTGTCAGCGTCTTGTGGCGCAGCCAACCTGGGACGCTTCGCTACCTCTGCCGGGATACGTTGGGCGGCAACCTTTTCCATGTCGCGAGGGCCGGAGCGGATACCCTTAGTGATGCCGCTTGTGTCGTCGTCGCGGAGCAGCTTACTAACCTCATACTCGGGTAATCCGCTACGGCGGGCGGCGTTGCCGATCTCAAGGCGCACCGTCTGCTCATCCAATTCACCCGCTGCTATCAACTGGCCGAGGTTGAACAGCTCTTTGTTCGTGGTGTTGTTGCGCTTGGTGGCTGTTTCGATTGCCTCACAGGCCTTTCGGAGTGCTCCTTGGGCATAACCACCCTTGGCAACGCTGTTTGTGGCTGAGCGTGACGCTGAGCGCCGCTGCGGGGGGTCTGTGGCGCGCTTGCGTGCAGCTTTTATTGCGTCGTCTCGTTTGATGCCGTCGATGAAGTCGTCAGTCATAACAGACCCACCTGTACGCAGCAGCATATGCTTTCGATGAAGCTACGCACGATACCTGTTGGTGGCATAGTGAATCCGACGTCGTCGCGTATCGTCACCGTGTTGTACTCACCGCACATGTGACCGCTGTGCGAATCATGGTGGCAGCGTTGACATTCAATCATGTTCACCCGTCCGTACACCACCACGATCCATCCACGCATATAGATTCGCGAATCCCATTGCACTGGCCCAACTTTGAGACCCGTAGTGCGTAAACTCGCGGTCATCACTGAGTACCTGCCACAGTTCATCCTCTTTGTGTACGCGCCACCTACGCATGGTCACCGTCCATGTTGATCGGCGCGGCCACATCGAACATTGGAACGTCAATGGACATATCACCGTCGTAATGAAACCGTGCCACAGGTGGCGGCAGCTTGGCTTGCTCATTGCACTTGATCGAGTCCTGCATGAGTACGTTCTTACGCGGATTACGTTCCCATTCAACAGGTTTGCGGTTAGTGCGTAACGCCTTGTCGAGTATCGTGCAGGCTCCGTTGCGCCAGCAGCGGTGACAATGGTGCTCGATCCAAATGTCTTGGTGCGTCTGGTTTTTGAACAGAGTCACGGTCGCCTGCTCAGCATGATCGCTCTGAAAGCTTGTGCCTGCCAAGGCTCTAACGCCTGACCCTGTTCTTCCATCCAGTCGATGGCGCGTTCCACCAGTTCCTCGGGTGAGGCGGCAGGTCGAACGTTTGCAGGGATACCGGCAGGCGGGCCGGATATGGTGCCAACAAAAGGCATGTTTTGCAGTAACGGTACGGCTTCACCTGGTTCGTAGACTGGCTTAAGTTGTTGCAGCGCATTGTTTTCCGTTGCTTCGTTGGCGTGTGCCCATAGGATTTTCACGCACGGCTGTTTAACATAGGTCGGCGAGTGGCAAACCACGCAGGACCGGGTACACGCGGGCCCGCACGTGCACAGCGTGTAGGCGGTTGATAGTTCTTTGATGTCGGGATAGCTCACGATTGCACCTTCGTCCTGAATTCGATTCGTACGCCGTCGATTTCGCCGTTCAACAGTTGTGCTAGTCGTATCAGTACCGCTTGCCCGACCTGCTGCTGTTTCTCCACTGTCATGTTGAGCCCTGTTACTGTCATGGTCGTCGGTTCTTTACGTGTCATTGGTGTTCCTTTCGTAATCTGTTCTGTCGTAAAGCTTTTCGAGCGGCACGGTTTCCTCGCCCGCATCCATGGCTATGGCACGGGATTTCGCGCCAGCGGTCGCGGCCTGGTCACTCTGGCTGCACAACGTAACCCTCCTCGTCACCGCCCACCTGATAGATGAGCAACCGCAGAATCCCCTGTAGCGCAACAGCTATCGCATAGTCAGCGGCACGCGGCCCGTACATTCCTGCCAGGTGTTCGCGTGAGATACGGTAGTATTCACGGGCAGCATCCAATGCCATCCGTCGCGGCCTCGTCGGGTCGTTAGGGTCGGACGGTGCGGCGTGCGTCATGATCTCGCCGCCTGCTCCCAATGCATGGCCTCTTCGAGTTTCGTTAGCACCAAAGCTTTTTCGCGTTCATGCCCGTCTGGTATGCGGTTGGCTACGGTCATGGCGCACTCGTACCACCAGTCGTCACCGAAACGCTTCTGTATGAAACCCTTTTCACTTGGTGTCATTTCAGTAACTCTCCTTTGATGATTGGGCTAGGTTCCACTAGCCACGTGTAGCTGCGTCCTGGTGCACGCAGCAGCGACGGCGGCGCAACCACGTAGCCGCCGAGTCCCCGGTAGTCGATGCCCGGTCGTATGCCTGCGTAATTCCTTTTGCCCGTTGGTTTTACGTATAGGTGTGTGCCGCCTGACGCGGTGACGGCTACGGCGTGGCATTCCGGTACCTTGTGTGCGTCGAGTAGCTCCATGAATGAGTGCACCCCGTCGTGGCATGGGTTGCCGTCGGAATCCTTTGTGTCGACGTCGATCACGTCGAACATGTGCCCGGTGGCTAGCCCTATGTTGTGTTCGGGATGTCTGTCCCACCATTTCTCGATGCGTTTGCGGTCTGTTGTTGCGTCTTTGAATCCTTTGCCGCCTTTGGCTTTCGGGATGGCTGGTGCCTTGGAGTGTTTGGCGAGTGGGAACACGGGCCAGCCGTTGCTTGCGTATTCGTATGCGGCGGCACCTAATTCGATGTTGCGCATAGACTCCATCAGTTCCTCGGTTTCGGCTGCCCGGTCTGAGTCACCTGACTCAGTCTCGCTGACCCATAGGTCGCCGAGGGATTCCAGCTGCGTCTGTACCGTAGCGCACGTTGGGTGTGAATGCTGTTCCGCCGTAATAACTTTCATCAGCGACCCGCAGTCACGACACGTCGAGTACACATCGACCAGCCCGTCGAGGAACAGGGGCGGGTTACGCGGGTCATAGATGACTGTCATGTTCCCACCCATTACTCGTTGCGCGAATTCCCTTGTGTCCCCACATGATTCCACATGTGCAGCACATGTGGAATCCGGCACTGTGGTCGTCGTAGTCAGCGCAATCGTGCGTGTGCGTACCGTTCTGCTCGCGGAATGTGGCGCTACAGTTCCCACTCATACCGTAACCCCTTGCGCTTCAAGTTCTTTCGAACGTGCAGTGAGCATGGCTTTCGCGCTCTTGTCGAGTCGGCCCATCTGAGCGGCGTTCGTCCACAACAGGCGCAACTCTTTGAGACTACCTGCACGGCCTGCCATTTCGGTTAGCTCCAACTCCATGTCCCGCTCGATCACCGGATTCCACTCGCGTGCTTCCCACACTCGTTTCGCCAGTTGGCAGGCGCGCCAACCCATCTCGATATTCATGGGTTCAACACGGCACTCGCCCTTCCCTTCGGGTAGGTAGATGATGTGACCGACCGACAGATCCACTTGCTCGATGTCGGAACCTCTTGTGTCGCCGGGGAATTGGTAGGGCACCATGTGCGCGTACATCGCGAGTTGCATGGCGTGACCGAGTTTGTTGAAGTCGGACCCGGTCTTGATGTCGAAGATTCTGAGTCTGCCTTTGTACCAGCCGATTCGGTCTACCGTACCGGCGACACCGAAACATTCGCACGTGCCGCCGTAGCGCACCGGTTTGTGGTTACAGTCGGCGATGCCCTTGACCCAGTCATCGAGGACGCGGAAACTCTCAATCGAAACCCATTCGATACCAAGGGATTTGATCGTTGACTCGTACACCTTCAGGTCGCCGACCCAACGCTGCGGTACCGTACCCAACGTTTCGCCCCGGTCCATCTGGTGTGTCAGCTTGTGCAGCGACGTGCCGATAGTCGCTTTGATTTTGTCGCCAGCTTCCCGTTGTGCCTCTTCCACAATGGAATTCAGATCTTTGTAGTCTTCGCTGCCCGACTCTATCTCTGATGGCCGCTTACACGTCGACGCCTGCAGTACGAGGTCGGGTCGTTGCGCCATACCCCATGCGACGTTGCGGTTGCCCCACTGCTTGAGCAGGTATTCGTCTTGCAGTACATCAATGAATGTTGTTGTGCGCCTGTAGTACAGGCATTTGCATGAGCCTTTGCGGTAGTTGCCTTTCACTGTGGCGACCATGCGTCCGCATGTTTCGCATTTCTTTTTACCCGGAATGTGTTTAGCGCCAGGAGGTATGATCAGCGGTCCACCCTCGCCTCCCCACGATGTTTTGCGTCTCGGTATTTCGGTCGTCGTCAGTTGGATCGGCATTAGCATTGTCCTCTATGGTGTAGTCCGCACTCGTCACAGCGCGGAGGTAGTGCGGTAGAACGCTTTTCATGGCTGGCGCATGATGAGTGCATAAGTTCATCGTCCAGGTATTCGATTTCGTCGCCACGCTCTATCCGGCCTGTTGTGCAGTCTTCACTGGCGCAACGACTGTCGTACTTCGCAATGAACGCCATCATTCTCCCTCGTCGTCTAATATCAACTCCCGCACCATGTTTCGCGTGCGTGCGGGGATGATGCGTGGCTTGGGTAGCGAGTTGAACGCGGCTACGGTAGCTTCTATGTTCCATCGTGTGCCTGCGTTGATGTGAAGCTCGGTGCCCGTGGCGTTTACGCTTGAGTTGGCGAGCATCGAGCCGATGTGGTTCAGCACGTCGGCCAGGTTCTCCGATGCCTGCATCTCACGCGAAGTTTCATACAGCACAAGGACTTTCATCTCGACCAGTCCTTCGGAGACCAGCCCTGTTCGTATGCGTACGCGTCCAGTTCAGCAACAGCTTTGCGTGCGTTACCGATTCGCTCGTTGCAGTCCCTTAGCTGCGCCGACAGTTCACCCTGTTGGTCCAGTTCGCGCGACAAGTCCAGCATGCGGCTACGGTACTCGCGCCTAATCGCCTGATACACAGCACCTTTCATTTCACTCTCACGATTCTCTCGGGCACCAGCGTCAGACCGGCGCGGAATTCCTCGTCCAATTCGTCGGGCAATCCTGCTATGCGCAAACGAAATTCGCAGTCGTTGGGCATCTCTTCGACCAGAAGCATGGTGGGACGGTAGTTCTCCCAATCGATTTCGGCTATCACCGTGAACAGCCGGTCACCGTCGTTCGGATTCACGCCGTTGTACCGTACATCACATTTAACTTCGATGCCCGAATCTAGTTGTACCCGTACGTTAACCGGCTTCGGCTTACCCGACGTGTCGATGGCGACGGGCTGCCATTCATGCGGCTCTGTCGGAATGGCAAGGGACGCAAGGTCAAACGCGTTATGTTCGTTGGGCATTGTCTTCAATCCTTTTCTTCTGTTTCGCCGATAGTTCGTATCCCAGATCCCACATCAGTAGTGCGAGACCGAGAAGTGCTCTGTCCCAGTCGAAGTCGGCGCTGGGACGCTTGCCGGGGTTTTTGAAGCTGCTGTAGTCGCGCAGGTCCGGCTTGCCGTGACTTCGCGGTTTCGTCGCCTTAAGCGACAACGCGTTAGTTCTGCGGGCGGGCATCAGCGCGGCCTCGGATGCGCCGCTATGGTGCCGTCTTTGCGAACCCGCTTGTCGTGGTTGCAGAATGGGCACACACCTACTCCGTCAACAGCTTTCACTCGTGCATACGAGCCGGGGCAGCCACGAGGATTCGGCCGCCGCGTATACTGTCCTGTAGTCAGCCGTACGTGTCTCATTGGTCGTCACGCTTCTGGTGTTGCGGGAATGCTTCGGCCCACCACTCGCACGCTTCACTCGTCCTGTGTACGTGAGGTGTTGAGGCTACTGCTTCCGCGTCGGTTGTGCCGCCCATGTCGTGGCCGGTCTCTTGCGCTTCACGAATTGCCTTGCGGTACTTACGTGCATCCTCGCCACGAGGAATGATGTCGCCGTCGCGGAATACCACAGGTGCGTCTGAGTCAGGTGACTCAGTCACCGAGTCGTCGGCCTGTTGCTGCACCGAATCATGTTCGAAGTTGTTGTCGCTCATGGGTTTAACCCACAGACGCATAGGATGCGCTCAGTTGGTACAGGTTTTACACCTCGGGGTATTTCAACTCCCCATTGCCATTGCCGGTGATGTAGCATCACGCGGTGCCACCATAGTTTGAATCTCATATTGGTCGTCTCCTTTAGATGCGAAAACCCTTGCCGCCGAGGGGAAGTCAGCGGCAAGGGTTTCGGGGTTAACTTACCTCTTCGACTACCTGTCCCTCTTCGGCTGTCACCGCTGACTCGTCAGGCTTAAGGCCCCAATACTCGCGCATGTGCGCAAGCTGGTCACGGTTGTAGCCGGGTTCGTTGTCGATCTGTTCAGCGTCGGTCTTGCTTACCCGACCCGGCTTGTGTAGCTCGGCGCGCTCCTGCTCCAACGACTCGTTGCTCTCGTCGGTCGGGAACGTCACCGCCTCCGCTCTCACCTCCATCAATGGTGAGTCCTGTTTGCGGACTTGAGATTTCGGTTCTGACTGCTTCGCTGGTGCCGCTTTCTTCGCTGCTGCTTTGGTTGCCATTGTGGTATTTCTCCTCGTGCAATCGTGGGTTCCAAACGATGCTGCCGCAACGCGTGCAACAGGTCAATGCTACGCTCCCCTGGCTCGCTGTGATAGCGAACCCAAAGTAGCGTGTCATGTACGGTGCATCTTCAGCCATTGTCATGTGTCCCTTCGGTTTTCAACTCGTCCGCTCGGATAGCAGATGTCTATCGGCCTGCGCACGCGCTCGGCGAAGTCAACGGTGTACCAGGTGCCTCCCCAATTCATAGGGTCTGGCTGTTCCTCCTGCCTCGGCAGTGCCTTGAGAATGGTTGCGGCTCTTACGATTTCGCGGTTACGTGGCAGGTAGTGCATGCGCGGATGCACCATGACCAAGGCGTGCGGCGTAAGGCATTGGGCTGCAAGCCATTTGAAGTTGATCGGAGGCCACACATGCACGGGTATCCCAAGCTCTAGGCACGCCTCGTGCATCAGCAGGTCCGCTCCCGTGCACGCTCCATGGTGTACGACAGCAGGTCGATGGTCCTCCAATTGTGTGTAGACCCAAGCTCTTTGGGCGTCGGTCACTTTGTGGCGTGTGCCGGTGAAACCCCAGACCGTCATGAGTGTTCCTCGCAGAAATGCTGGATGCCTATGACAGTCCAGCCAACGTCGCGTAGAGGTTCTGCGCTGCTGCCCAGTCCGGTGCCGCCGACGAATATGCTTACCTGCCTTGGGCATTCATCGCAGCGCACCGTCACGCGCTCCACTCGTAGCACTGTCATGCGTTGTACGATCACGGCGCACCATGCCATAGGGCGAGCAGCTTGTCTGTGCAGCTTGGGCACAGTTGCACTTCGCGTACCGTCTCACCGAGACTCAGCCACCCCAACACCGGTGATAGCGGTTTGCTAACTCGTACAAGGAAATGCGAGTCCTCGCTGTTCAGCACTTCTGCCATGCAGCGGTCGCAGCGAATCAGCTTCATTGGCTTATTCTCCTATATGTAGCATTCGTGACAGACCCAGATGGCGTTGCCCGCATGGTAGCGGACACTGAGGCTGAGAGTCTTTGTGCCCCACAGGATTGCGAGGTTACGGCTGAACGGTCGTGCCTGCACATGCCCGCTGGTGCAGCGGTCGCGGTACATCTTGACTTTCATGGCGCTGTCCCTACTAGGTAGATATGCCATATGAAACCGTCACCCATTACTGCTGTGCCGCAATATATTCCGGTCACCGGTACGGGGTGACCTGTACCCGCCATCTCGAATGTGGCTGCGACAGTTGGCGCGTTAGGGTCCACCTCGGCCCACAACTGTATCCCCTCCATGGTGGCCGATGTAACACGCTGTGGGCCGACATGACGAACCTTGAAACCTGTTGGTATGTCGATGGTTTGCCGACCAGCAGGTCCGAGTGTGTACTTGTATATGCTTTTCATTTCACGCCTCCGGTGCGTTGCTTGCGCTTGCTCCGTTGTATACGGGAGCGCATAGGTTGGGTGTCGAAGCGCCCGAACCTGTTGGCGCGGCGCACCTCTCGCATACTCATGTATCCCTGGCTGTGTTTGAGGTACACGTTGCCGTTGAGGTCGCCTGCTGCCTGGCCGTGTTCGTCCAGGCCGGTGACCGGTCGTGTCGGTGTGGCTGGTGGAACCCGTACGGTAGCAAGCGCTTTCGCTGCTCGTTTGGTGAGGTTGCCTTTCTTGGTGCGGTCCTCGTTGTGGGCTCGCATGTCGCTGTATCTCATTGGTACTCCCTGTATTTGACGTTCTCGTTTATGACTTCCTCGATGTCTGCGTCAGCGTCCAAGTTGAGCAACGCCAGCAGGGGTCGTATCGAATCAGGGTCCAGCACAAGCTGTTCGTAGGTGAGGCAGTAGACCGGTACGCTGACAAGCCTTATGGCGCAGGCTATTTCATAATAGCCGGATCGCAGCTTAGCTTCCGCTTCATAGCGTGAGAGTCCTTCTGCCTGTTGGCTTTTCATGGTGGCTACCGGGTCGCGGTACACCACGATCATCACGTCGCACGCATCGGCCAGCGGAGCAAGCATCATCCACTCGTTGCGGTATGTCGCTGAACGGTGATACACGTCCGCGCCAGCGCTGCGAAAAATACGCGACACCAGTGAGGTACCCGACGACTCCGGCCCTGTAACAGTGACTTTCATTTGCGTGTCCAAGGTGTACGCACAAACGTTTCATTGTGCCGCTCCAACGCTGCACCGACGTAGCCCTCCTCCAAAATCCCTACATAGCTTAGGGTTTGGAGCAGCATCGAATAGTGATGCCACGGCATGGGCTTGCGGATGTACAGATGAGAGTTGCCTACCGTAGACGACGGCACCAGCAGCGCTGGCACGTCGATGTCCAGCACCGGGCAGTGCATACCCCGTTTGCTTTGGCTGCCAATAGCATTCGCGTTCGCGAGCCGCTGCACGTCGGGGTCCAACACCTCGTGACTGTTGTCGATGTCCCGTGACCTGCCCTTGCTGAAAGACAGTTGCACCCAATGGAATTCACCGTTCACGAATTCGCGGTACCGCTGCCCGACTGGGGTGACGAGGTACCGTTGTGCCGGTGTCACTTCGAGGTCGAGTACTCGTCTCATGACGTGAACACCTCCACTTCGCAGCACAGCGCAGGGCAGATCGAATTGATATGGGCCGCAGTCGCTTCGACCTTTTCGTAGCTTGGGCTGTGGTATTCGCTGACTGCCCGCCCGACCGGCTTGTGTAGCTTGTCGGCCCAGTAGTCGTTGCGGTGCCAGCTCAGCGCGAAACTAGCAGCCATGGCGCGTTCCTCTCAATTGTCCTGAGCTGACCGGTGATTGAGATGAACAGGTATGACGCGGTGAGGTTGAACAGCGTTTGCGCGAGCATTGCAAAGATGTTCCACATGTCAGAAGTCCGGCTCGTCGCTGCTCGGGTCGGGCGTCACACGGTCTGAGTCGTCTGACTCAGTTGCCTTGCCCCGCTTGGCTTTCGGCTTGTCCACTACGGTAGCCACGATCTCGTTGTCGGGGACGCCGTTGCTGCTGTCGCGCCAATCAATCAGCGCCGCAATGGTTTCCGCTGCCGACCCGCTATTGGTCAGTATCGAACTGACTACCAGCACGTCCTCTACTTCGGTGGTTTTCATGGTCGTCGTTCCTATCTTGTTGTGTACGTTAGTGTTTCATTGTGTGTGCGCGTGATTCCTGCCAGCATGCGCGCCCCGCTGTGCCAGGTAGCCGCTACCTTGCAGGCTTCATCAGAACGGCGGCTCGTCGTCGTCCGCTACGGGAGCGGATGACTCGGCCTCTGCGCTGATCGGTTCGTGCAAACTGTGGTACACAGCTTCAGCTTTCGTGACCCACTCCGACCCAACCTTGGGTTCCCGCAACTCAATTGAGCCGTAGATGCCGACCGACTTGCCACGCGGAACGTTGGTAAGCGTTGCCTGGTCAGTGATTTCAGCGCCCGACGCCTGGCCTTGCGCGTCGTACACCTGTGCACGCTCGGTCTTCTGTGACACAATGTCACCGACCTGCACGGGTCGTCCCAGTTCGTTCTTCGCCTGAATCCAATCGGCGAACGCCTTACCTTTAAGGATAAGGCGCACAACCTCTTCGGGTGCTGGCACGTGCTCATCGTCGCCGAGTCCAACTGGTGCGGTAGTGGACGGTAGGACTAGGCATGTGATGACCAGTTCCTGCTTCGGGTTGCCACCTGCTTTGAGTATCGGTACCATCTGATTGGTCGTCTCGTCCCGCTTCAGCCTGTCACGCTGATCAATCTTGATGACCGCGCCGAAGAACTTCTGCCCCAACGCTGTTCGCTTGACGACGGGGAGTCCTGCTTTGCGTTCGGGTTCCAACTGTATCGCCATGGTGTTTCCTTTGTGTTGTTGTGTTGTGTTGTGCCGCAATAGTGTTCACCCGTTACGGCTCGGGAGTATGAGGACAGGCGGAATAGTGTTGGCGTGCTCATGTGTCCTCCTGGGGTGGGTTGTCAGCCACGGCGGCAGCAGCGAGATAGGCTGTGATCATGCCGCTGCGGCCATACCGCTCAGCGCAGTCACGGCACTCGGCCATGTGCACCGGATGTCCCGCAGCATCGGCGTATCCCGATTCCCCACCGGGGAACTCGGTGTGTTCGACATAAAGATCGCCAGGCTGTATTGGCTTGCAGCAACTTAGGTGCATCTTGCGTGCTCGTCGGACCCTGCTCGTCGTCCCGCTCATGCTTGGTCTCCCTCTACCACAGTTGCGTTCTCGTTTCGGCCACTGCTCTGGCCTACATGAAAGACCGCCTGCCCCAACCGGATTGGAGACAAAGCCAACAGCCAGGGCAGGCGGTCGGTCCTCATGAGAAATTCACTCCGTGAATCTCTTGCGCCGCAATTATTCTCGTCACTAGGACAGCGCATCCCAGCGCCAGGTTGGCGAGCGCTTCCGCCTGGTCGTCTGCCTGGCAGTAGGTTTCGAGCATGATATTCGCCAGGCCGACAGTGTGTTGCGCACTGGACCCATCGGGTTCTTGTGCGCGCCTACGCTTCTCAACCTCCATCAGGCGATCCATGTAGGCACCTGTTATCGCGACGTTGTGGTCGCATCCTGCACACATCAGCTTGCCACTATCTTTGCTCGACGGGCCAGAGTTGTTGCGCGCCAAGACTTATGACCTGGCAGTTTCTCGATCAGCCCTTGCCGCTTCAGCCCTTGAATGCGCCCACCCGCCGTCTTGTTCGACAAGCCAAGCAGCTGAGATACACCTCTAGTTGTGACACCCTCGGGGAAAAGCATCACAGCTTCCAGCACGTCGAGGTGTAGGCGTGTCACCGAAACATGTTGCGGCGCAACTGAGTCGGGTGACTCAGTTGGCACCGCCCGCAGCACAGGCTTAGGAACAGCGATACGTTCATTCGGTATGGGAGGTAACGGCTTTGGGTCTGGTGGCCCGCCAACGCGCCATGATGGCGCTGGCGCGTTGACTGCGACCGGCATGTGCAGGCTGCCCAGCGGCGTGTTGAGTACGGCGATGGCCAGCCGTAGCTCAGCCTCGTTGTCAGCGGTTACGGTGATGCCTCCCAGGGTGATTGAGTACATGGCACCTATCCCGTCATGAGATCGTCGAGGATGTCTTGCAATCCCTTGGCAACCTCGCCGAGGTTTTCCATGTTGGCGTTGGCGACACGCTTGCGGGCGTTGCTCCATTTGTCTTCCGCCATAAGCTCTTTCATCTCGGCCCACGCCTGCCACAGCGCCGTGGTCTCATCATCGAACGCCTTGACGATGCTAACAGCCGTCAGCGCCTCGTATACGACACCTTCCGAATCCTCTTCATCGTCAACAACTTCCGCGTCGATGACGTCGGCTTGCCTGCCGTTCTTCGGACGCACGGCACCGTCGAGCGAGGTGACGGTTGCGCCCTCTTGCACCTCTTCGTCTTCGAGGTCGCGGTCCACCGTCTTCTGGCTGACGTTGAGTGTTGACGCAATGGCGCGCTGGCTCATGCCCTGACCGGATAGAAACTGTGTCAACGCTTTTCGGTCCTCGCGCTGAGGCACGTCGATGTTCACTGCGTCGGCCAGGTACGCGGTCCATGATTTCAAGCCCAGCGCTTTGTGGATCTCGCCGTCGCGTGCCGTAGTCAACAGTTCCTTGAGTTCGTCAAACAGCTCAAGGGTTTTCGTGTGATTCTTGACCGCCGCGTCAGACTTGCGCCGGATCTGCGTGTCCAACTTTTTGGCGTCACGCTTCGAGAGTGGTTGCCACTCAGCGATTTCCGCGTCGTCGCTTGGAATCACCGCGATATCAGTGGTCGTCATTCCCTGACTCCATATCCTTATCTAGTTGCGCCAACGCATCGCTGACGTTTGCACGGTCGGCCCGCACAAGTCTTGTGATCGCAGCAGCGCAGAACAGCACTGTTGCCAAGTGCCCCAGATCGCCTGGTGCCGCCATTTCGCTCTCGTAGATGTAGGACTTCATGAAGTCGAAAACCACTGAGGGGTCGGTGTTTCCGCCTGCCGTACGGTACAGGCCTGCCTCTTGTGAGCGGATGTAGCCGATGACAGTGTCAAGACTTTCGGACGCGTCAGCCCATGCCTGCTCTGCGCTGTGTACAGTAGCCGGTGCGCTGTTGATTTCTCCGAAATGGTCGCGGGCCGATTCCATGTCGGGGAACATCGCTTTGCAGTTACATTGGACTGCGCCGCTAGGGAACACCATTGCGATGCCGTGCCGTCGTCGGGACTGAGTCATGTGACTCACACCTCGGCCAGGAACGGATGCTCGGTGTCGGCCTTGCGTGCGGCCACGATCTGCTCGAACAGGGTCTCTACTGATTGGCGTGTCTTGCAATGGATTTCGGTGCCGTTGTGCTTGCCGCCGACGATGCGCAGCAGGTAGCGCATGCCGTCGTCGTCGGGATGATGCTCTGCCACAATGGATTCGGTGCACCGCTGATAGCAGCGCAGTATGTGTTGCGCGGTGAATGGCATGGCTTGTCTCCAATCAGTGACTTGGTCGTCGTGTCGTGACACTACGCGCCTGCCACAACATTGCAACGTGTTGACACGGCGTGTCGCGAACCTGTGAATATATTTTTTCCCAAGACAACGACCCCAATGGCCTGCTATGGCACCATGTTTCATCGCCTACGGTAGCGAACCTGAGTTGCTATCCCTGGCAGTAACCCTGGCACACCGATTCCCGGCCCTGAGCTGGCTTGTGGGCATAAAAAAAGCCCACCGCAGGGTTTTCCCCCACGGCAGGCTTCTCTATGTGCTTGTGTCCCCTCCGATCTATCACGTAGCCGATGAATGGTTGTCGTGATTCCCGCGCGTTAGCTGCGATGTATATACACTTTCGCCGGTCGAACTGTCCTGCTGTATATACAGAGTGAGCCAAAACCGAATCAGCGCCGACAAGTCGTCACCCTCGCGTCGAGCACGAGCATGCGCCTTGGCCCACAAATCGTCTGGTACCCGAACGGTTCGTATCTTGGTTTTCGCCATCACGTTACCGTCTTCTCTGTCGCAGTCCACACCCTGAACGCGGGCATGTTCGATGGGCACAAATCCCATATGGCACTGGTGATTACGACCGATGCGTCATGGCTCGACACACCGGCGTTGATTGCCTTGATTGCCTCTGTGTCGAGTCCATCTGCGCCGTACTGGCTTGCCGATGTGCAGATCTGGTATCCGACCACCAGCGCGGCCGGTCCTGCGTAGGCACCATGCGCGGCAACATCTTTCAGAAATGTTGCCTCATCAGCATGTGCCTCGGCAGGCCAGATGGCCTGTCCCACGGCGCACCCCGTCAACACGCACACCCCGAGAATGGCTAGCTTGCGTCGTGTCATTTTTGCGTCTCCAATCGTTGTGGCAGTCTCTTCAGTGCCAGCATGCCAAAGCTGGCAGACCCACTGTGTGGCAGTGGGTTTCGACTCAGCGCCCGATCTGCGAGCGCGTGTAAAACGCGATGTTGGTTACCAGCCTGTTGGCCAGCTCCAACTGTTCAGGTGTCGGATCTGCAATGTCTAGCAGTTCCAGCATGTTCTCCACTGCCTTAACCCGAAAGTAGTTGTACTGCCGGGCAATTGGCAGCCTACCTGTGGGGTTCATTGTCCCTCCCCCTGTGCGCTTTGAGCCACGCACCGAAGTTAATCAGTGTGTGGCCCTTAGCTTTCCAGTGTTCGACGTCACCGACATACTCGCCGGTGACAGCTTCTCGATGCTGCTCCTGCCGCCACCGCTCGAGCCGGTAGGACTCGACCAAGTCGGCGTGAGCCGGTGAACATGACCGGTGCCGGGGACTACATGGCGTGAAAGTCATTGTTTACCCAACCTCTTTCGTGATATCAAAGGACCACACATCCCAAATAGGTGCGTAGTCCTTAACTTTCACGCCGTAGCGGATCTTGTCACCAAATTTCATGATGTCACGCACAACGCCATGTCGACGTGGCTGACCACCCCAACGCCAAGACACACGGTCACCGACCCTGATTATGTCGGGATCGTATGGCGGGCAGTTGATTTCGTTTATACTCATGTTTTGTCTCCAATCGTTGTGATGGTTCGGTTGAATCCATCTCATACTGCACAGACCCGAAAGCCTGTGCAGCATGCGTTGATTCACCCTAGTGGGTTGACCACGTCTTACCGCCGTCGTGACTATGCACGCCAGCGGCCAGCACTCTGCGGTCTACTGGTCGTGACGAAAGCTGCTCTGCCCGTTGAATTGCGAGCTTCGCAGCAGCGCTGCCGGTGCGTGTCATGGTCCGGTAGATGCAGGCGTCGGTGAGTCCGTCGCGGTCGGAATCGGTTAGGCCGGTGAAGGTGACCGCACCCTGCGGGCCCACCTTCAGTTGTACCGTGCGGTTCGCGATCAGCTTGTCAATGCCCGACATGCGCTTACGTACCTCAGCTTTGCGCTGCGCGAGTGTCTGGCGCGGCTTAAGCATTGTGTCGCATACCATTTCGTGTCTCCAATCATTAGCGGGCTGAGTTGCCCAGCGGCACAGCCTCTTTGAGGCTGGCCGAGTGTCACTCAGACTGCTTTCCTGCGGGCCGGTACATCAAGGTCGATGTTGCGGCCGCTCTGCTTCGGCTTCACAACAGCCACCTTTGACACGTCGGTGTTGACGTCGAGGAACGCTGTGCGCGCCTGCTTCACCTTCCGAATCGTTTGGCGGTCAACCTCTTTCGCTGCCTCGTTACCAGCCTTGACGATCTTGCTTGCTGCTTCGCGTGACGCTTTGATCGCCAGTTCCAGCCGTGATCCGGCTTCCGGGGTAAGCATCTTGCCAGCCTCAGCCGCCTTGTTCGCAGCTTCACGAATCGCCTTGGGATCCAACGCTTTCAGACCCTCTTGCATGTCGTCTATCAACTGCCGGATAGTGCCGGTGATGGCACGCATTGTTTCCACATCATCCTGTGCGATGATTCCGCAGTAGCAATAGAACTCGATGTGAGTGGTTCGTGCCTTGGCGTTGAATTCGTCAGCGAGCCTATGCCCTTCGGCGATAGCCTCACGCAGCAGTTGTTGCCGCCGTACCTCCGTCACGTTGCCGTCGGCATCCTTCACCTGAACAACGTCGTTGGGGCAGAGCAGCGTCCCCTTGAAAGCTGTTGACACGCAAACCGAAAGGATCAACCCACGGATCTTGGTGCGCTGCTTGATCGCCCGTTCCTGTTCTTCCACGTCACTAACCGTCTTGCGAGTGTGTATGTCTGTGACCTCCGTGCGGTCCAGGCGTTGCACGTCGCGGTCAATGCCGTGATAGGACACGTTGCCCTCAACGCTGGTGAACATACTCACCAGCAGGCCGGGGCGAAGTGTTTGAAACTCGGTCATTTTGTCTCCAATCGTTGTGGACTGAGTTGTCCAGCGGCACACCCTCTTTCGAGGGTGGCCTAGTACTACTCAGTTGATGTCCAGTAACCGGCCCTTACCCTTTCGGACGGTACCAGCCTCTGGCTTGCTGGCAGGGCGAGCGCGCCCCAGCCAGAATTCACGCAGCCGAGCGATCTTCTCGCTCTGCTGCTTCGCAAGCGGCACAACGTCTTTTGCTGCCATGAGCAAATCATCGGTTGTGATTTTGCGAACGCCGTCATTGAACGCCGTACGCAGCGCATCAGGTACCAACGCGGCCATCTCGGCACCAGTGAATGTGTCGGTTGCCTCGGCAACACGATTCAAATCCACCGGCGCGATACCGCCGTTCGGCCCTGTGTCATAGGTACGCATTGCTGACGACAGGACCGCTGCACGCTCGACTGTGGTTGGCAGGTCAACCCACCAAACCTCGTCAAAGCGGCCCTTGCGCAACAGCTCCGGTGGAAGCTTCTCGGCATTGTTGGCAGTTGCGATAACGAACGCTTCACCTTGCCGATCCTGCATCCATGACAGCAGCGCTCCGAGCGCGTCAGCACTTACCCCGCCGTCTCCGGCCTCACCGCTGGCACCGGCGAGCGCTTTCTCGATTTCGTCAACCGCTACGATGCAGCGGCCCACGGCCTCGATAACGCCTAATGCCTTGCGCAGGTTACCTTCTGACTCACCAACGTATTTCGACTTGAGCGCTCCGAGGTCCAGTTTGATCAGCGGCACTTGCCATTCACCGGCGAGGGCCTTGAACATGTAGCTTTTCCCGCAGCCTGGAATCCCGACCAGCACAGCACCTTTCGGTGATGGCAGCCCGTAGGCGCGTGCCTCAGGGCTGAACGCTGTTGCCAGGCTTGCCGCCCAGCTTGTCAGGTTCTCAAGTCCGCCAACGGATTTCAGTCCGCGCGGCAGAGGTTCGATCCATTCCAGCAGGCCATCCTTCGCGATCTTCCGCTTCTTCTCGGCGGATATGATGCCAGGGTCGATCTGCTTGAGTTGAACGATGGACTTGGCGAAGGTGGCTTGCGCCTCTTCACCCGAAAGCCCAACCGCCGCATCTATTGCCGCGTCACGCGTACCGTTCATAATGTCCGGTAGATCCTCGATGTACGGCTCAACTGTTGCGTCGAGCAGTTCACCGATTTCTTCGCGGTCAGGCAATGGCCACTCCAAAACTGTTGCATGGTTTGCCAATTCGGCGGGAACGTCCTTAGTTGGTGAGATCACAATGATAGCCTGCGCGTCGTCTTGATCCCTGCCGGGGAGCGAGCGAGCCAGATTCTTCAAGGCACGCAACGCAATTGGTCCGGTAGGTCCGCTAATCCATGCGGGGAAGTCCCGCAACACCCAAACTGTACGCTGACCCGCAGTCGTGTCGATACGTTTCAGTGCTTCGTCAGGGTCTTGCGCGGCATTCTCAATTGCCCCGTAAGGATTAAGGGGCTTACCCGAGTAATCGGTGAAACCTGCTGCCACGTCCCAGAATTGGGTGAGGAAACCGGCCAGGGCCGCAGCCTCGTAGAGGTAATCCTCCACGCGTGCTTCTTCCCCGGTCACAACCCATAGAAGCGGGTTGCGTGCGCGGAGTAGTGCGGCTATGTCCAGCATGACGCTTTGTGATTTCATTTTGTCTCCAATCGTCGTTGTGGCTTATCTCATCAGCGATTTGGTAGCCATCCAAACCGGACCCGCTGCTAGGCAACGGGTTTCGATTGAAGGAGACAAGGAACGTCAGACGTCGCTGGTAACACTGTCGCGGCCAACTCGTAACGTGGTGTCCCACTGGCTGGTGTTATGCAACTAACTCTCCCGTGCTAGTCATCTGTTCCTCTAATGAATTTCGTCGGAACCTTTGTCCATCTAACCCCGCGCTACTAGCTAACGGGGACTGGTGTCCCAACCCGGTAGCGACATCCTGGTTTGAAGGGGCTTTCCGGTCTGATCTACGATCAGCCTAAAGGGTGTATATACACTTGTCAAGTACCGTATAGCACCAGCTAACTCTAATCGCCCGTCGCCGGCGAGTGTCGCCGCTGGTCAGCGTGTTCCTATGAATATCCCAGCAACTCACCAATTTTCACACCAGTCACAGCTGTGGCACAACAAAAGACCCCGCGCGACCAGGACTTATCTCGAAAGTGCCTGTGTCGCACGGGGTTTCAGAATAGCGGTTTGACCTGCGGTTATCGGCTGAACCCATTCACAATCGCCGAAGCCAGCGGCAGACCGCAGAACAACCACCACCACAACGAGACATCAGTGCGGCCCAATATGACTCACATAGACGAACAGGAAAAGCATTGCTACGTAAGCGATTCCGACCCCGATAATCAAGGGCCAGAGACTACTGCCCGCACGCTTTCCGCGCCTCATCCTGCACCGCCTTGTTGTGCTCGCGCAGATCATTGGCTTTGGCTACCTGCGCCAGGTACTCCTGCTGTATCGGCCTCATATACTGCTGGTAGACCGGATCGTTTTGCGGCAGAGCACGTACCTCGGCCGGTACCGAAAGAGAATCCACGATGGCTTTCTGGAAACCGTCGCGTTCAACCTTGGCAGCCGCCGTCTCAGCCGAAGTTGAAACATTAAGGCGGATAGCGCAATTGCGTGCCTGTGTCACCGAAATCATGACCCACGACACGGCGATGATAATGACGAGGCTGACGACGGTCACCAGCCCGTCGCCTTTGACGACGATGGGGTGATCGGGGTTTTTACGTACTTTACGCGCGCACACAAACCAGTTGATACCGTAGCCGAGCAGCAAGCCGATTATCAGCGTGAACACATAGGGCAAAGTAACATGTGCGACAAGCCAATTGAACATATCTATTCTCCTTTTTCCTTGTCGTAGGTGGCGCGCTGACGGATTAGATACCCGAACCATGCCGCCATGTTGCCCGTCCAGGCCAGCGAAATCGTTTGCGGCACAGCAGCTCCGGTGAAGTCGCCAGTAGTCACACCGCTAACGATATAGAACATGATATAGAGCAGCGTCACCACACCGAAGCCGAGGTGCGGCGCATACTTTTCCTGAAACATTCTGCGGCGCAACGGTACCCGAGCCGGAATCTCTTCGGGCGCTCGATGAGTCATATACACACTCCTAGAACAGGGTCGAGGTGCAGGCCCAGCAACTCGCACGACTGCTCGGTCGGTGGCTCAGTCGTCGTTGTCGTCGTTGGCGGAACTGAGTCAGGTGACTCAGTCAGGCTAGACGGCAACGGGATCGGCGGGCTGACCGGCCTAACAGGAATGGGCCGTGCTGGCGCTGACGCTGACGGACTAACAGCTGGTACCGAGGGTGGTTGCACAGGTATCGCGGGCGCAGGCAGAGGAGCGTCAGCAGGCGGCGCAATCACGGCGGGCACCGAACTAGACGGAGAAACCGCAGCGGTATTCGTCGGAGTCGATGACGAAACGCCAACTCCCACAACGGTTACCGCCGCGATTATCCCAGTGAACAGCAGCGATTCACGCACTGCGTTCGTGCTTCCCTACCGTCTTGTTCGACGGGCCAGCCACCACTGCACCGGTAGTGCCGAAAACCGTTACAGCCCAAAGCACCCAACCCGCAGGGTTAGTCGGCCACGGCTGCCCACTCTGAGCCCACATCACAACTCCCGGCCCGATAACCGTGCTGACAAACGAGAGAATACCTTTCCAATATGCTTGCCATTTCATAGTTTTCACCTTCCTGTTGGGACACCTGGCACCGGAGGCATGTTGTCCGGTACAAACGGAATCGTCGGCGGTTGCAAATTCGGGGGGCAGAACGACCAGAACGGTTCTACGTCACTGCCCGACACCGGAACACCGGGCTGCGCAACATAATTCGCTTCGTGCATGATGACACCGTCTGAGCCGGTCCAAATATGCTCCTCGGACTGTGCCTTGCTGATGATGTAATGACCACTCAAATTGATTGCGAACCAACCAGGTCCACCACACTGTGGGCCACCGTTGGCGTACGGATCGTGTGTGTCGTAGAACGCCGACGAGCCAGGCGGCACCGGCCTGTTCTGATTCAGCCCGCCAACCTCGTCCGTCCAGAACTGCACGAAAGGTGTATGGACATAAGGGTTGTGGTAGATACCCGTGCTCGGTTGCGGCGCGCCGAACATAAACAGGTTACTCGTTGTGCCTGTCTCACTAGCCAATTGGATCGCCGGTGCATTGCCCAGACTGAACCCCGCAATGACACACGAATTGGCCCCGCCGCAGTGCGCGTTGAACGCTGCGTGACCTGCTGCCATAGCTGCGTTCGCTTCTGCGGTAGTGTCTTTCGTGATGTCGGCACCCCACGTCACCTGGAATATGTGGTCGTTGTCAACCCATCCGCCAGCAACGAATTGTCCTCTGGCGGAACCGCCGCCGTTGCCGTCGCCGGGATCGGTGTTGCCGCCGAACACAATCCAGTATGTCGGTTGTGTCCTGCCCATGATTAGCGCCAGTCCGCTACCAACGAGAACACAAGCCAGGCAGGCAACAATCATTCCATACCAGTGCTTGCGCCACTGTTGCGCGGCATTCCTAACTGCGTTCATTCCTGTTCTCTTTCATAGTGTTTGATACACTGTCAGCCATGACGACCAGCAATGTTGTTTCCGAGCTAGCCAACAAATGGTGGCCTTTGCCGCCCGAAAAGTTCTTCACTGCACAGCGTGCGCCAGACATGTGGTTCGGCGACGAGTTGCCGCCTACCGCACAAGACGAGATGCGCAGTCCTCTTGTGACACAGTCGAAAATGATAGTGCAGATGCAAGTCAGGCAGTCACTCGGTGCCGCCCAGCGTCGACACGCAGAACGAAAAGAAGCGCTCCGACGTGCCATAGCCCGCTCCCGTGTTGGCAAGCGGGCCAAGGCATCCCGGAACTGAGTCAAGTTTTCTTCACCGCAACAACGTCCTCGGCGATGGCGTCGACCAGCGTACGGTCTTGTCCCTTACCGTTTTTGCCTAGCTGCGGCCACGGGCGGGCCACCTGGTCGCGCACGTCTGCGAGCGCGTTGACAACCGTCTTGCCCTCCAACTGCGGCCACCCGGTAGCCTCGTTGGGTCGGTTAGGGTCTGTCGGGCCTAGCAGCTGATCGCTGATAAGCCTTACACGAGTGAGCAATTCAGCCTGCTCCGCATCCGATAGTGCCATGAGCCATCCTCCTGCTGCGTAGTGTGTCCACTGTCCGAAATCTGTTTGTAGTGCTTCGTCGTAATCGCATTGCACGCCACCGACATACACGTACATGCCGCCTGGTCGGTTGAAGTTCTGATAGATGTGGGCCCGCTGGTCGAGGTTGCCGCCCGACCACGCTGAGGTCTGCCACCCCCACCGTATAGTCCCGTTGTCGAAGCAGCGCTTGACAACCCAATAACCGCCGTACACACCAACATTCTCCACTCCGAGCACCTGCGCAGCGCCGCGCAGGTAGTCGTCAATGGCCCCTTGCTGGCCTGGTGAGGCGTCGATGTCGCAGCTGAAATAGATTGGCCTGTCACGTCTTCCGCCGCAGGCCAGCACTTGGTTCAGCGCGCGTTGCGCATCGAGTTGTCCCGCACCGAAACCGGCGAGCATCCTGTCCGCTGTTGTCTCCCAGTTGGATACGATGTCCACCCCGCTGTCCAGCAGGTCACGCGCCTCACTCGGCAGTAACAGCTTGCCGGGCAGGCTTGGGCCTCCGTCGCTGAGGTAGCGGCAGACGAAATCGTAACCGGCGCTTTTGATTACAGAGCCGCTGGGTCTGCCGCCCGCATAGTCGAGTCCCCTCATTTAGTTCCTCCTAACACGTTGTCGATGTCTGATTGTGCTTGTGCTAGTGCGTAATTCAGTGCCTCCAATGTGTAGTTGGACAAGTCGTAAGTCGCCTCGTTGATGGTTCGACCTTCCGTGAATGGGTCGTGATGTTTGACGAATCGTCCTGTGTGCGAGTCTCTTTCACTCATTCGCCACCACCCTCGTTGGGTATCTTGTCTGCGGTGCCGAGGTTCACCGCTGCTGTATATCCTTGCAGCGCATGCTCGTAACGCAGTGTGCCCTTGTACCGGGAGAGCGGATACGGTAGGACACCGTTGTGATTCTTGAGCGCGGTCATCAGGGCATGAATTGTGTAATGGCAGTTGTCGCAAGCCATTACGAGGTTGACGCTGGTGGACGTGCCACCGCACACTACCGGCAGAATGTGATGCCATACGAACCGCAACGGCTTAGGCGTATGGCCCGCTGAGCACGCGCAATAGGATGCTGGCCCAACAGCTTTCAGTACCTCGCCGACCGATCCGTCAGCGAAGGTCACCGTCTTGTGCGGCGTGTGCAGCACGTTCACCGCTTCCACGGTTTCCTTGTCGCGAGA